ATGACGCCCAGCCGTGGGACTGTCCCTCTCACACGCACTCCGTATATACCCTAGATAGGGCTATGCCTTGTCCTTGGATGGCTAAGGTTGCTGGTGACTTCTTTCCCGCAAAGTATATGTTTACCGTAGACTACACAGGCACTGATGTTGCTGATGACCCAGCGCAGCACAAACAGGCTCATGTACTGCAACTGCTAGATGCTGGTCCTTGGACAGGTAATGTAATTGCCCTACCAAATAATAGGGTAAGGGTCACTCATCCAGCTTGGTTTGAAACAGGCGAAGGCGCACCAGACTTTAAGCCTTCACAGCATATACATTATTCTAAATCTGATTTAGATTACACGTTAGATGTCACGCAGATATTCGACAACTTATACAATGAGGCTGAGTGATGAACTATACAGAGCTTACAGCAGCGATAAAGAATTACACAGAGAATGAAGAAGCGACATTTGTTTCTTTAATTCCTACGTTTATTCAACAAGCTGAACAACGCATATTCAGAACTGTAACTATACCTGAAGTTAGGGCAAATAGTACTGGAAGCACAACTCAAGGAAATCAATACTTACAGCGGCCTTCCGATTTTTTAGCTGTAGCGTCTATGGCTATAATTGATCCTGCTACAGCAGAGTATAGCTACCTTTTAGACAAGGATGTAAATTTTATAAGAGAAGGCTTCCCTGTATCTGCAACTCAAGGAAAACCTCTTTATTACGCTCAATTTGATGGCGATAACATAGCAACATCTACTGAAGGCCACTTTATTTTAGGACCTACACCAAATGCAAATTACACTGTTGAGCTTCATTATTACTTTGAGCCGCCGTCCATAGTTACATCACAAACATCTTGGTTGGGTAATAATGCTGACACAGTTCTTTTATATGGATCGTTGGTTGAGGCTTACACGTTTATGAAGGGTGAGGCTGACATAATGAATGACTATAAAGAACGATATGAATCTGCATTAAAGCAGTTATCTCTAATAGACGCATTTAGTAAGAGAGACAGTTACAGGGATGGAGAGCCTAGATGAGTTATTTGCCTTTTGATATATCAATGGGAAGTGTTGAGGTTAAAACAACCAACAATCGTGGATTCACGCCTGATGAAGTTTCTGAATTATGCGTTAATAAGTTGATGATTATATCAAGTGACGCTCCACCAGCAATAAGAGATCAGGCTATAGATCATAAAAATCGCATGAGACAGGTAATCACAGCCTATATGAAACAGGCTATTCAAAGCGATAGAACTACTGTATATAATGCAATCAAAAAGGCTGGTTATCCTGAACTAGCTGAACACATAAGGAAACTTTAATATGGCTTTTTCTGGAAATGCTCTTTGCACTTCGTTCAAAAAAGAACTTATGGAGGCAAAGCACAACTTTACGACTGCGAGTGATGTTTTTAAAATTGCGCTATACACAAACAGCGCGGTTCCTTCAGACATGGGCGGCTCTGGTAGCACTATGAATGGAAGTGTTACAGCGTATGCCTCTAATAACGAAATTAGTGGCACTAACTACACGGCTAAAGGTCAGTTTTTAACTAGTGTAACGCCAAGCATACCGTCAGGTACTACAGCTATAACAGACTTTCAGGACGAGGTGTTTCTTAACGTGACAATATCTGGTGTAAGGGGTGCGTTAATTTATAATGAAGCGCAGACTAACCCTGCGGATGCTGCTGTTTGTGTTTTGGATTTTGGCAGCGATAAATCGGCTAGTTCTGGTGACTTTACGATTGTTTTCCCTACGCCTGACGCCAGCAACGCGATTATTAGGATTGCTTAAACGGGTTACTTTCGGAGCATAAAATATGGTGGTTCTTGTAAACAGAGCAAAGATGTCTACGTCCACTACGGGAACGGGGACCATCAGTTTGGGTTCTGCTCTAGCGGGATTTCAAAGCTTCGCAAATGCTGGGGTCTCCAACGGGGACACGGTGCGTTATGTGATAGAAGAAGGAACCAACTTTGAAATTGGTTCTGGTACATACACTTCGTCGGGTACAACTCTTTCCAGAAATCCTTCAGAAAGCAGCAATAGTGGTAACGCCATTACTCTAGGGGGTTCTGCAGAGGTGTTTATCACTGCGTCTGCAGCGGACATATTTGTTAATGATGGGGCTACTTCTTTAACTACGACAGGCGTTATTACGGGTGGCACGGTAGAGGCAACCAGTGACACGGCTGCGGGTGACAATGCCGCTATGGGTTACACGGCGGCAGAGGGTCTTATTCTTACAGGTCAGGGTAATGTCTCAGATATTACATTTAAAAACGATGCAGATGCTGTAGTGTTTACTGTACCGACAGGTACAGATGATATTCTGTTTCCTAACAATGCTAAAGCAATGTTTGGTGCTGGGTCTGATTTGCAGATTTATCATAACGCAACTCACAGCTACATAGATAATAATACAGGCAATATTTACATACGCTCAAACGTAGATGATGATGATGGCGGTAATATTGTCCTTGAAGCAAAGGCTGGTGAAAACGGGATTATCATTGCTGATGATGGTGACGTAAGTTTGCATTTCAACGGTAATTCAAAACTCGCCACCACTAACACTGGGGTGGCAATTACAGGTGATGTAGTTGCATCAGGCACAGTAGAACCTGCTGGTGATACGGCGGCTGGTGATAATGCTGCTATTGGTTACACTGCAGCGGAAGGCTTGATCCTTACAGGGCAGGGTTCTACTTCAGACATTACGTTTAAGAATGACGCGGATGCTGCGGTGTTTAACATTCCGACAGGCACCACAACGCTTAACGTAACAGGCACAGTCCAAGCAGACCAGTTTAACAACGACGAGGCACTGCCAGACATTCGCCCATCCTTGCTGCTAGACTTTGCGAACTCCAAAACGCTGGACCCACGGATTACGTTTACGCGAGGCAGCACTGCGACTTATTACGATGGTAAGACCACGGCGAAGGCAGAGGAGAATTTGCTGAAGTATAGTCAGGAGCTTGATAATGCAGCGTGGATTCCATCAGGAACAACAATAACAGCAAATGACACAACAGCACCCGATGGAACGACCACGGCTGAAAAGTTAGCAATTAGCACTGAGGGTAATTACCGCAATGTCAGCCAACGTCCGACAGGATTACCGTCCAAGGCATACACACTAAGTGTTTACCTCAAGAAATCTAACTACGATTACATTAGCATTAATTTGCAATCTAGGACCAGTAGCAGCGGTTACATAAACTCTTTTGGACAAAGAACAATAAACCTATCAAACGGCGCAACAGTTGGTAGCGACACTGGCACTTGCACTACCACTGATGTCGGCAACGGGTGGTATCGGATAACTGTCTCTGGCACATCTGCAAGCAATGCAGAAATGATATATATTGATTTTCAGTTTACAGACAGCAGCGGTCAAGCAGCCCCTTCAACAAACGTTGCTAACGGCTCTGCCATTTTTATTTGGGGCGCACAGCTAGAACAACGCAGTTCCGCCACAGCATACACCCCGACAACTACTGCGCCTGTTGTTAAATACCAACCAGTGTTGCAAACAGCGGCTAGTGGAGCGGCACGGTTTGACCACGACCCAGTGACGAGTGAAAGCAAAGGGCTGCTTATAGAGGAAGCACGGACGAATTTGTTGCCTTATAGCGCAGATTTTAGCAATTCAGCGTGGGTTAAAAGTAAAGCTGCCGTCTATAGTAACCAAGTGATTGCCCCAGACGGCACACAAAATGCTGATAACGTTGTAGGCACAACCGTGAGCGGTGAGCATTACGTTCAGGACGATTTAACAGCGGCAACTGGTACATTTACGGACAGTGTGTTCGTTAAAGCAAACGGAGTAACTAGCTTTTTTATTCGCCCAGTTCACGTAGGTGCTGACGAAGGTGATACTCAAACAGCGACTTTTAATTTATCCAACGGAACTATTGCGTCGTTACCCTCAAACACAACCGCTACGATTACAGACGTTGGAAACGATTGGTATCGCTGCACATTTACTTTCACGATAACAGGCACACTATCTGGCTCTTATGGCGTTAGACTGCAATTAAGCGTAACGGGCGATGGCTACAAAGGTGTTTATCTTTGGGGCGCACAACGTGAAGCTGGCAGTTTCCCAACAAGTTACATACCGACCAGCGGCAGCACTGTGACTAGGGCGGCTGATGCAGCGGCAATCACAGGCAGCAACTTCAACTTCTTTAGCAATCAACAAGGCTCTTTATATGCAGAGACAGAAATCTTTGATGTTTATAAGGGTACAGATATCTTCCCAAGGACAATCGCTTTTGTTGGGGATGATGCGGATCAAGACCACATAGCTTTTTATCATCAAATTACGTCAAGCACAAAGCAAACCAATTCTAGCGTTCTTCGCAGTGGCACTACATACGCCTCGAACATTCTACAAAACGCAATGGCTGACGGATTTATCAAAATGTCTATTGGGTTTGCAAATGATGATATTGCAGCAGTCGCAAACAACGGCACAGGAGTAGTCACTGACACCAGTGCAGTTTTGCCAGATATTACTGAGCTTCGCATATTCGGTTCAGTTAGGTATCAGCCTGCTCCTAATGGATACATCAAAAAGGTCGCCTACTACCCCAAACGCTTATCCAACGCCACGCTGCAAGCAATGACTACGGAGTAAGCGCAATGACAAAAACATATTATCTAAAAGCAACCTCCGAAGCAGACCTCTGGACAGCCCTTGGCGAAGCTGGATTAGCACACAAAGTCTACAATCCAGATGACCCCGCTAACCAACCCCCCGCTGACCTTGGGCCATACGATACGTGGGACGGGCCAAGCGGTGCATACGAGTGGCAATCGGACACGCAGATGCTGGATATAATCGGCACGATTTACGTTAAAACGGGCAAAGTGCTGACTGACAGTGAAGGCTTTGAGTACGATGAAACACAGGCGGTTGAAGGCTACCATGCGAACCTTCGGGAAACACTAACGGATGCACAGGTTGCGGCATTGCCCACGGTAAGCGCACCAGCAACTCCATACAGAATATGGGCGGGAGATTAACATGGCTAAACTAATAGGAACGGCACCCAATCAAACGCCGACTAACGCTGATTTGGGAGATATGGCTTACAAGGACGGTGAGAACCTACAGGCTGGGCCACTGACGATTAACGATGGTAAAGTTGGGGTCGGGGCAAGTTCTCTGAGCGATGCAACACTAGAAATACGCCCTTCTTCAGATATACCACAAATCAAGCTAACACAAAGTAACGTAGGCGATGGAGGCGATGGCTGGAAGTTTCATAATAGTGGGCCTACAGGTGGTAATCTTGCGATTATACGAGAGGCTAGTGGTACTGACTACACACGTATGACTATCACAACGTCTGGCGCAGTAAAGCCTCTGACATACCAAGAGACATACGTGGCTAAGAGCGCGGCATCTACCGTGACTTGCGACCTAGCTACAGGGACTTCTTTTAGTGTGACGATGGCTCAAAACACCACGTTTGCATTCACCAATCCCCCTAGTTCTGGCACAGCGTTTAGCTTTACGTTGTTTATAACTCAGCACAGTACCGCTGTTACTTTAACATGGCCTAACACGGTTGATTGGGCTGGCGGCTCTGCCCCTGATGCTGCGG